GCTATGGGATCAAAGACATGGAATGAAACATTGGCTGCAATAGAAAACGAACAAGACAAAGCCAAAACAGCTATGTTAAATAACGCAATGTTTAATGCCCAAGATTATCAAAACAATATCCTTGGACAAGCTGAAACAGCGGGTAGCATGGTTATTGATCCACAGTTAATCGCAGGTGCACAGGGTGCAGGATTAGAAAACACGTACGATAAAAAGTGGCAGAACAAACAAGACAATTATAAAACACAAATGGCGCGTTACAACGCAAATGTTAAAGCGATTGTTAACCCAATATCGAATTTTGGTGGACAAGCACTTGGTTCATATGCAGCCGGCAGTGGCAAGTAATTAAGAGGTATAATTATGGGATCAAATACAGCAAAGTCGATGTTTAATCCTTCTGCATTACAATCGACATATAATCCATTAGCAGGTTTATCCGATAAAACCCTTCCCGTGTATATAGATAAAAGCACAGGACAGTTTAAAAAAGGTGGCATTCTTGATAAAATTGGTTCGAAAGCACCAGCGTCACCAAAATATAATCAAGATGCAGCACGTGCAGAACAGTATAGAATAAACCAAACAACTGCAAATCAACTGTATGCAGATGTAAACAGCCCATTGGGCGGTTATTCAACATATGTTGACCCAGAAACGGGTCAAATAACGGTTAATAAACAGTTGTCTGAAAATAGCCAAACTGCATTAAATCAGCAGCAAGCAGCATTAAAAAATTACTATGTAAATGATGGCACAGACGCTGCTAATGCGTATTACAATGCACAAATGGCATATTTACAACCACAAATGCAAAGACAAATAACGCGTTCCGAAGCAGGATTAACAAACCGTGGTTTGCCAATTGGCAGTAGTGCGTGGAACGAATATATGGGCGATGTTCGTGATGCTCAAAACCAACAATTGTCTAGTTTAGGTAGCTCTGCGATTTCTGCTGGTCAAGGTTATCAAAGCAATTTCTTGGATCAAGCAAATATGTTGGGCGGTCAAGTTCTTGATCCATCGATAGTATCCGGACAAGCCGGTGCAGGATTAGAAAATACATATGATCAACAGTTTGGCGCACAAGTTGCACAATATAAAACTGATATGGCTGGTAGCAATATACACCAACAAATTGGAGGTGCTGTTGGCACAATTGGGGGAGCTGTGTTAGGGGGGTATTTAACAGAAGGCAACCCAGCAGGAATATATGGCGGCGCAGCAATTGGTGGTGCAGGTGGAACAGCATTAGGCACTGCAATGGATAACAGATAAAAAAAGGAAAGCAAAATGGTAATGACAACAGATCAAAGAGCAGCATTAGATAGCGCGCTTTACGGTAATAATATTCAAATGGCTTTGCCACAGGCGATTGAGCCAGTTTGGAAAACACAACGTCAAGTAAGTCGTACACAATACGATCCTGAAAAATTGCAGGCATTAAAAACTGCGCTGGCAACACCACGTAGAGTTATGACACGTGATGAAATTTTTGCAAACGCATTAGCAAATTATCCCGAAGCAAAAAGTTATACAGGTGGATTTGGCGAAGAGATAATCAACCCATGGGCAGAAGGTTTTTCTAATTTTGTGCGTGGGTTTGGTAGTGCATACGCAGCCGCAAAAGCAGATGAACGCGAAAAAGCAGAACAAGCGCGTGAAGATGCGATTAAAGCCGCACAGTTGGATTACGAAGCAAGCAAAGAAGCAGTTGCTGATCAAGTTGCAAAAGATTATATCAAACTCAACCAATCAAAAGATGCTGATATTAACAAACTGTTAGAAGAACAAAAACAAAGAGAAGCGGCAGTTGCAGCATTACATGAATTAAATGATTTGGCTGAAAATGGTGGTATATGGGCTGGAAATAAATCAACAGATAACGCATTTTTATCTGGCGAATCATCTAAAAACATTGGTCGCCGTGAACAAGCATTATCAACACTTGTTCCAATGACAGCGAAAGTAGCACATGATGCAGGAATTTCAGGTATTAACTCGGTTGGCGAAGCTATGTTATATCTTGGTATACCAGCAAACGCAACATCTAAACAAATAAAAGGTGCATTGCCGGGCATTATTAAAAAATTGGGGTTAGAAGAAGAATATTATCAACGTAGCCCAATAGATAATGGAATGGCATTTTAATATAAGGAATATAACCATGAGCGTATATTTAACCAATGACGAATTGGCATTATTTGCAAAGCACGGATTTGATGGCAAAGCAATCAAAAATACCGTTGATACATATAGATCACAAGGTTTAGCAGATGATGCAATTCGTGCTAAAATAGACAACAGATTAACAGACTTTGCAAATGAAATATATGGTGCAGAAAATGTAGCAAGAGCGAGAGAAGCAATCAAAGAACAACAAGCAAAAGCACCATCAAACACTGTATTAGATAATATGTTAACAAAGGAAGCATTGGCTGCCGGTGTAAAAGGTGGTGTTGTATCTGGGGAACGTATGTTGAATGGTGCGACTATTGGTGCATATGATTGGTTAAATGATAAATTAGGTGGAAACGCCAAAGCTAGATATGCAGACGTAATCAGAGAAGCTGACATGGCTGGCACAGGTGGTTTGACACGTGGTGTTATGATTGGTAGCGATATAGTCGGCGGTGTTATGAGCCCAATTGCAGGCGGTGTTGTTCGTGGTGCCGGTTCAGTTGCTAACGGTATAGGTAACAATTTTGCACGCAATGTCGCACAGGGTGCGTTAGGTGGCGGTGCTTTTGGTGGTATACGTAGCGCATTTGATAGTGACTTTGATATAAAAGACACAGCTAAGGGTGCAGCAATAGGTGCAGCCGTTGGTGGTGCAATACCAGTGGCACAGGAAGGTGTTAAGATTGTAAAAAGTGGCGTAAAAAATGTTATTCATGCAGGACGTAATGCTGTTGATAAATTAACACGTGGTGCTTTATCCCCTTCCGCAGAAGATATGGCAGTTGGCGCAAGTGAAATTGCCGGTGCAATGCCAGACAACGGCGAAATTGCTGGTACAGCCATTAAAAATTTATCAGATGATATTACAAAGGGTGTTAAAGCAAAAGCCACAGCGTTATATGATAAGGCTGAACAGTTGGCAGCAGGCAGACCTGTTGTATTAGATAAAAATAGCCATTTTGCACAAGAATTTAGTAAGATGGCAGGCAATGCAACAAAATCTGGTCGTGCCGAATTAAATAAGGTTTGGAATGAAGTCGGACATACTAAATATGATGCGCCAACGTATGAAACGGCAAAAGCGTTTAGAAGTTGGTTGTCTGAAAAATCAGCAACAGGTGGCACAGGTTTAACTAAAAAACAATATGGTGATTTGTTATCTGCATTAGATAGAGATATTGAATCTTCCTTAGGGAAAGAAGCCGCCGCCGCAAAACGCGCAGCAGATGCTTTTTATCGTAATGAAATGGGTAACCCAGATAGTATAACAAACTCTGTGGATAAAATGTTGCGTAAAGACCCAATATCTGTTGTTGGTAATCGTGGTGTTGCATCTGCACAAGGTAAAGCATGGAAAGCATCCCCTTTACAAAAAATATTAAAAGAAGGGGAAAAGATAGGTAGCCCATACGTAGCAGATGTAAAACAGGCATTACAAGCTAATACAACAACGCGTGCACAATTTAACCGTATGTCACCTGCACAAAAACAGATGGTGTATGGCGACAAATTGGCTGTCGCAGAAAAGAATTTTAACGGCGGCTTATTAAATTGGGCAGAAAAGACAGCGGAAAAAACAGCCGATTTTGCATTGACACCGGCACAAAAGGTTTTAGAAGCATTAAATCCAGTTCCAACTGTTCAAGGTACTTTGGCAGGCGTAAGATTAAACAAACAATTAAAAAACGCGGTTGCTCAAAAAGAACCAGACATTAAGAAAATTCAGGCAGTTATGTCTGCAATTAACGCATTAAATGCACAATAAACAAAAACAAAGAGGTTACAACATGGAAACAAGGTTACGTAGTTTTACTTACGATGTAAAAGTAGATCCAGTAAAAATGTCGCTGGAAGAAGAAAACAAACACTCTTACGCAGAAGATGGCAAAATATCGGTCAGCACTAAGGTTAATGTCTGCGACACAGTTGATATTAAACAAAGTGCAGAACACACCGCAAGTGGCAAAATAAAGCCGTATGGATTAGATACTGATGCCGCATATGATGTGGAAGTTAAAGAAAAGGTTGAACCAGCGGTTATCGAAGAGCATATCGAAGAAGCCGTTAAGAAAGCAACTCGTAAGAAAAGCAAATAACCATGGCATTTGACATAAGGCGCATAGATGCAGAAAATGCCGTAGTGCGTAGCGATTTAAAAGACACGATATACCGCAGATACCTGCGGTTTTTTCGTGGTAAAAGCGAAACACAGGCACGACCAATCAGCGAATTGGTTATACGGTTGCAACTATCAATACTGCACCACTTGGACAATTTAGCGGTGCAAACGCATCATGATCTAGTTGATGAGATACTGTCGCGCTTTTTACGTAAGACGTTTTCTCGTGAAAACCATAAACGCAACGATATGCAAGATATGTATGTTGTGTTGCGTTTGTCATTGATGCAGACATTTTTTGAACGCAAAGGGTATTTAGATCTGTCTTTCATTGATAGTGTTATACGCACTGTAATCAGAGATTTCAAAAACAAACACCAAACACAAATCAAACAAGAACACTGGGCGATATTAGCCGACATGTGCTGGCAAGAAATTGACAGACAATCGCGTATTGAACCAGAAGAAGAAACAGACCCCGTTGATATTGACATTGAAGATGATGATATTGACGCATGGATAAATAGCGAGATATAAAATGGCACAAAATCATAATGCAGAATATATAGAAAAACCGATGACACGTGATGGCCGCATTCAAGGCCCAAGCAGACGTTATCGCAGATTAAGACATCCGACCTTTCCATCAACAGAATGGACAGCTAAAAACCCGTTGTTACAACGTGGCGAAATTGGTGCAGAATCAGACACGCACAAAGTTAAGGTTGGCGATGGTGTTACATATTGGAACAATTTGCAGTACGTTATAGCTGACGCCGATGGACAACCAAAATCAACCGCAGATTATAGCATGGGTAATTTGTCAGGCGGATGGACAGTAATGTCAACGGCGCAACAAGATGCGTTAAACTCTGGTGCAACAACAACAAACATTACGCAGATTGGCACAAATACAACATCAATTGGCAACCATATTGCAGATACAGGCAATCCGCACCAGGTCACAGCATCACAGGTTGGTTTGGGCAATGTAGATAACACTGCTGATTTAGATAAACCTATTTCAATCGCTACACAATCTGCGTTAGATGCAAAAGCAAATAATACCAATAGAGTAAATGGCGCAGCTTTATCAAATTCTGCAAGTGTGTTCTATGGAACATCAAGCACAGCCGCCGCAACTGTGCAGAAAGAAGTAAGCATACCAAGTATAACAACATTAGACACTGGAACAATAATCGTAGTGCAACCAACCGTAACATCAACAGTTGCTAATAGCACATTGAAATTAAACAATTTTGATGCGTATCCAATGCGTTATAACAATGCGGCAATTACAACTTCAACGGATAGCATTGTGTGGAGTGCTGCTTATCCATCTATTTGGGTATTTGATGGCACATATTGGGTGTTTGCTGGACACGGTCTTGACAGTAATACAACATACACATTGAATTATAGTGTTGATGCAGGACAATATACAGCTGGTTCTGGCACTTATGCTGTTACAAGATACTCAATTCTTGCTCAAAAAGCAGACGGAACTTGGGAGAAGATTACAGCAACAAATGCTAGCTACTCAACAGGCACAAGCAAATCAGTAAATACATCTGGTTTCATATTGAACCAGTTAAGATACTATGGCACAACAACTGCGGTTGCAAGTGGTGTAAAAATCGCAACCAATGTTTTATATGAAAAAGCAGCATCTGTTGATATGCGCTATTCAACAAATTGTGGTGGAACAACAACTTGGGCATTGGGCGATTATATCTATTTAGTCGGAACTATTGGTGCTGATGGATTATTTTATCTTGACACGACAACTTGGTGGACAAATGCTTTACCGACAACCAATGATGGCAAATTATACATCAGACTTGGTTTGGCTTTGGTTGCCGCTAGTTACACAATGTCGTTCTTTGAAGACCGACCAATATTCTATCACGATGGTATAGGAATTAAAGAATACAAAGTTGCAGATAACAAACAAGACGTTATAAGCGATTTAGCAACAATTCGTTCTGGTGCTAGTGCTGGTGCAACAGCAGTTCAACCCGGCGATTTGGCAACAGTTGCGACAACAGGTGATTATGATGACTTGTTAAACAAACCTACAATACCAGCTGCACAAGTAAATAGTGATTGGGATGCAATTAGCGGTGTTGCACAGATATTAAACAAGCCAACATTAGGCACAGCAGCAGCAGCGAACACAACAGATTTTGCCACAGCAGCACAAGGTACGTTAGCAAGTACGGCATTGCAACCGGGCGATGATGTATCTGATTTGAATAATGATGCTGGATATCAAACAGCCGGCGATGTTGCAACAGCAATAAGCGGGAAGCAGGACACGTTAAGTGCTGGTACAAATATTACGATTACAGGTACAACTATTAGTGCAACAGATACAACGTATAGTGCTTTTACAGGCGCAACAGCAGGCGATGCAGGAACAAGCGGATTAGTTCCAGCACCAGCGGCGGGCGACCAAGCAAAATTCTTACAAGGCGATGGCACATGGGCAACCCCAACCGCAGCGACAGCGTGGGGTAATATAACAGGCACATTGTCAGACCAAACGGATTTGCAAAGCGCGTTATCAGGTAAAGCGGATACAGCAACAACATTAGCAGGATATGGTATTACAGATGGTGCAAATACAGATTTAAGTAATCTAACTACAACCGGAAAAAATACCGCTGCTCATCTAGCTATGCCTAGCACTAGATATAACAATCTAACACTTGGTGCAAGTGGTGTATATTATACAGCACCAGCAGATGGGTATTTTGCACTTGCTTCAATATTTAATACAAACGGTTATTTGTATATGTATAGGGGGACAACTCGATACGGAACTACTCTTACTTATTCTGCTGGTCTATGGGTAGATTCATTTGTACCAGTATCTAAGGGCGACAGTATATCTATTCAATATAACGGAACAGCAAGTGTTCACAGTTTCTTTTTCATATATGCAAATGGTGCATCGTAATTAAGGGGAAAAATATGTTCAAAGCAATAAAAGATAAAAAAATAATAGCAATAAGCGATACAGATAGCGAATTTTTGTGTTTGGTTAAAGATACTGTGGAAATAGACGAAACACACACAACAGCCGATTACGACCAATACAATGGCGAATATCTGTTGAAATCTGAAATTCCAGCACCAACACACGATGAACAAAGCGAAAAGCGTGCGGAAGCATATCAAGCAGAAGTTGACCCAATTACTTCGCATATTCAGCGTTTGCGTGATGCAGAACAGACAGAAGAAGTTATTGCAGAAATTGAAGTACTGATTGCGGAACGCGATGCAAAAGTTGCGGAGATAAAAGAACGTTATCCGTATCCGATAGGAGAATAAAATGACAAGATCAATATGTGAAATATTTAGCCGTTCAATGGGCTATATCAGACCAGTAAGATTTTTCAATATCGGAAAGAAAGCAGAGTTTGAAGAACGCAAGTTGTTCAAAGAAAGCAAAGCACTAAAAAAGGAGTCTAAAATGCCATGCGGAAAAAAGAAAGGCGGTAAAAAATAATAAAGCAGGGATTAAACCCTGCTTTTTCAATTAACAACACAAAAAAGGATAACGAGATGCCAAGAAAAAAAATTGAAGAAAAAAAGCAAAGTATTTGGGGTGCACTTTGGGAAGAATACAAAGTGGAATGGAAAGCATTATGGGAACAATATAAAACCCTGATAATCCCATTTATTGAAGGTACAGCAAAATACATTTGGCAACTTATATACGGTTTGATTGCGTTAGTGATCAAAGGCCTATACGAAACAGGCGTATATTACGTAAAAAAACTTATCGAAATAATTAAAAAGGCATAAAAAAATGAACCACTGGCATATTTCTGAACATATTAACGGAGGGAACGTTCTTTATGCCCTTTGGACAGCCGGTTGTGCGTTTTTTGCACCAATCGGCTGGTGGTTGGCTGCGTGTGCGTTTTTCGTGATTGCAGACTTTATCACAGGTTGTTGGGCGGCACGCAGAAAAGGCGAAATTTGGACAAGTAATAAGTTTCGTAATTCTATCAGCAAATGTGGTGCATATATGTTCGTTATTATCTGTGCACGCATCTTTGAGGGCATGTTGCCTGTATATATTGAACAGACAGAGATTACAAGATTGTTTGCCGCATTCATTGTTGGCGTTGAATTTTATTCTGTGCTTGAAAACTTTTACAAAGCAACAGGAAACAGGGTTTTTTATCTTTTAACACAAATCACTAACAAAAAACTGAAAGAATTAGGGGTTGAAGATGAAAAGGCAGGCGACAAATAAACATCATATTTGTTTTTTATCAGGACTTGAAATACCAGCCGGAAGATTTAGTAGAGAACATTATTATCCGGCAAGCAAAATACCAAAACACTTTTATTTCACACGACAAAATATCTTTCCAGCACATAAGGTTATAAACGAAATAAAAAGTAATTTATTGCCGTGCCAGTGGGAAGAAAAGAAATATGATCGCGTGTACTTTGCGATAGAACACTACGATTTGCGTTCAGCGGATAGAGAATTTTGCAGAAAAACACTAGAAAACTGGGAAACATACCGTGTTAATCCATGTGCATGGTGCATTATGCAAGATAACTGTAACAGACGATAAAAGGGGAGAAGATGAAAGCATTTAGTTGGGTAGCGGAAGCAAAAGCAGGAAAAACAATCAAATTGGCGTTATTTAGCGATATTCATTTTGATTCGCCAGATTGCGACAAGGAAACATTAAAAAAGCACTTGGATTATTGCTTAAAAGACGGGCGGTATATTCTGATAAACGGGGACTTCTTTGATGCAATATTACTTGGCGATAGAAAGAGAGCTACACCACACCACATAACAAACACCGATAACCAATTAAATGTTAAGTTGAACGAAGCCTATGAGTTTTTGAAACCATACCAAAAGAACATCTTGTTCATTGGTCGTGGAAACCACGAAGAAAGCATTTTGAAATACAACGGCTTGGATGTTCTGGAAATGATAACCACCATGTTAAACCTTGGACAAGAACACAAGATATTATACGGAAACTATGCGAACTTTTTGCGTTTTACTTTCAAAGAAAAAGGAAAGAATCAGCATAATTACCACTATGATATTTATGCACATCATGGCGCAGGCGGAAATGCACCTGTAACAAAAGGTATTATAGATTATTCTCGTATAAACAAATCTGTAATGGCGGACTTAATATGGACAGGTCATAGACATAATGCCCTGATAGATGCTAGCGATCCGGTAATGTACCCAGATGCAAACGGTAATATTATTTTAAAAAATCGCCAGTGTATTCAAACACCAGCATACCAAAAAGGCAGAATAATAAATGGCAACATAAATTTTCCTGAAAAATTTTATACGAACCAAGCTCTCCCGGGTTTTGGTGAAGTTAATTTACGCTTAGTAGCAGGAACACGCTCAAAAGGTGAAAGAGATTATATTATTATTCCAGACGTAAAGATAACAACTATTCCTCAAATGACAATAGGTTTAATTCACACATCAAAACTATTGCAAAATTTTAGATAACGTGGTATCTTTTGAATGTTGGCTAGGGTCGCTCCCGAAAGGCAAAAATCCTATTGCTTGCCAACATTTTATAGGATATAACAATAAGGATGTGTTATGAAAGAAGAGTGGAAAGATACCCAATATGGGTATATAGAAGTGTCAAATTTTGGAAACGTAAGAACGAAAAATTGTATAAGAGATTTTGTTTTTTACGATAGACACAACAAAACAAAAAGAATTACCAAAAGACTTGTAAAATCACATATTATGAAAACACAGTATAATAACCGTGGTTATTGTTTTGTGTGTTTCAAAGAAAATGGTCGTAGAAAAAATCTGTTAATTCATCGTTTGGTTGCAGAGGCTTTTATTCCTAATCCAGAAAACAAATTAGAAGTAAATCATAAAGATGGCAATCCTAAAAACAATAATGTTCAAAATTTAGAATGGGTAACTCCTAGCGAAAACAGAAAACACGCTTTTTGGGTATTAGAAAAAGATTTTTTTAATCATAGAACAAAAGGGCATAAGATAATGAAACAATTTACAATTTTGTTAATTTTAACAGTTTTGATAAGTGGATGTGCTAAAACTGCGTCAGAAACAGCCACAGAAGCAGCATTGGCACAAACTGGTGCGATTTATCAAACAATTAAAAAAGAGTGCCCTACGGCTAAAATTGACGACCAAATAACAGCATTGAAAGCAACCATCACAAATCAGTTAGCAGCATGTGAAGCCGAAAAAGGTAAATTAAAAGAACGCAATAATACTTTACTAGCGATATTGATAGGTTTAGTAGCGATAATAGTAGCGATAAATTGGGTTAAGATAAAAACAAAGGTGTTCAAATGACAGACGAACAAAAAATAAAATTAGCCGAAGCATTAGCCAATGCCAGAGAAAGAACAGAAAGACCAAACGTTTTTCAACAAATGGTAAATAAAGCCAAAGTTATAAAAAGATTGGCAATAGAATATGCGGCAATGCAGTATGTATCAGATATAGCCAAAAAATATAATAATACCTTTATGCCATTAGGTGCTAAGGGGTATGGCTTAACTACAAATGATGACTTTTATCATAGTCGAGGTATGTACAATGCTGCACAACTTGGCCCAGAAGCAGCCGAATACGCCTTACGTTTAGGCGAGGAAAAAGAACGTTTTGATAGGGTTAAGAAAAAGTACTTTCAAGGGTGGAGTGATAAGAAAATAGCAGAAGACAGTAAAAAAGACTTGCAAAACAATATAAATGCAGTTATAATGGCTTTAAATAATCCGGGTACGCCTGTAAATCAGGTTTTTCCTTATGAAGGAACAACGGCAGGTTTAATTGATCCAAGGTTAAAAAAATGAAAAAACTGATTGGAAAAGTTTTATTATTTACAGTTATGCCGTTTGCATTAGCGTATGGTGCCGAGTTTGCATTTATTGCATGGATGTCCGCTGTTGATTCACATGTAGAACAAAATTGTATTGAAAGTATGGTACTAAACGGATCAACACAAGAATTTGCAGAAGCACAATGTTATTAAAACAATAAATCGGGAAGAAAGACCGCTACGGCGGTATTTTTTTTATAACCAAAGGGAATTAAATTGAAATTCACGGTTCAAGAATTGTTAAATGCTGGTCAGCATAAATGGAAAGAAAGCGAAGTTGATATTGTCACAAAGCGAAATCTGGAAGATTTGTGCCGTAAAATAAATGCGCTGGGGTATCAGCCGCCAATGCGCGCAACATCGTGCCTACGGTCAATAAAAGACCAACAGCGTATAAATCCATCAGCAATGGGTTCTAGCCACCTATACGGATGCGCAGTGGATATAGCAGATGCAGACGGCAAATTAAAAGCATGGCTTGTGGCGAATAAAAGCAAGTTGGTGGAATGTGGACTTTGGATGGAAGATTCATCAGCAACAAAAACATGGGCGCACCTGCAAAGTTATGCACCAAAGTCAATGAAGCGCATATTTATGCCATAAAACTTGCAAAAGCAAAAAGAAAGATTATAGTTACCGTGATCGTATTTAACATAATATGATTCTCCAAGATTCCACCCGAAAGGGTGGATCTTTTTTTGTGTAAATAATTTTTATTGTATCGGCTGTAAGGCGCAGAAATTCGTTGTGTGTTTTGTGTAAATTTTGTGCACATTTTGTGTAAATTTGTGTAAAAAAGCATGTTTTTTTGATAAAAAAAGCCAATTATACGAATACGGATTGCCGATAGCAAATATTAAAAAAACCGCAGATTTCTGCGGTAAATCGTGGCGCGCCCAGAAGGATTCGAACCCTCAACCTTCTGATCCGTAGTCATAAGGTATTGGTACTATTTCTGGGATTTTTTATAAGATTTGTGTAAATTTTGTGCAATTAGCTTTTGAAAAGGCTATTTAGTGCTTCTTGGGATTCGTTATTAACCAAGTGTGCGTATTTTGTTGTTACAGATATATTGTGATGGCCTAAAACCGTTTGAACAATTTTAAGGTTTCCTGTTTGACGTAATAGCCATGTTGCTGTTGTATGTCGTAAGGCATGAAAGTTACGGTATGGCAGTTTAGAACGTTCAAAAGCGGATTTCCATGCGCTTTTTATGTCCAGTATACGATGCCCACCGTACGTGAATACATACATGTTGTTGCGTGGTAGTTTTTCTAGTTCATCGCGCAAAGGTTTAACCATTGGTACAGAATGCGGTTGTCCATCTTTTCCCATGTAAATTATTTGGTTGTTATTCCAATCTATCTGTTCCCAAGTAAGCGATAGTATGCGCCCACGTCTTAAACCTGTGTACAACGCGGTTAGAACAATAGGACGGATGTGTGGTGCGCAGTGATCCAATAGTGTTTGTATTTCGTTCCAATCACGGAAGTATTTGATGTTTTCTTTTGGCTCTTTTTGGCGGAACGATAAAATCTTAAATTCAGGCACACGACAATCCCAATAGTTCTTGGCACGGGTACAGATTGCCGATAGCAAGCACAAATATCGGTTTGCTGTTGCGGGTTTGCGACCTGATTGTATAAAATGGTTTACAAGATGGTTTACGTCCATCTTTGTGATCTGTGAAAGTAGGATATTGCCGTCAATTATAGTCAATAGTATGCGTAATTTAGAAAACGCATCAACAGGATTGGCGAGATTCTGTCCGTATTCGATATACCATTTGCCACAAGCCTTATCTAGCGTTATTTCGTGGGTTGCAGCAGGGGATTTACGAATGGCATCGATTTTATTTATGCACCAAGTTTGCGCGCGTTCGATTTCTGTTTCGCCAGTAGATTGGCGAATGACAATCCTTCGTCCATTAACGATGAGCGAGATACGCGCATGCCAGATTCCGTTTCGTTGGAATAATCTGTATGGGCTATGTGAGTTATTGTTTGCCATTTATCTAAATCCTCTTTTCTGAATCTAACGGTTTTGCCGTATGGTTTAACCGGTATGCGACCAAGTTTAACTTCTTCTGTAAAAACACGCAAGGACATTGCGCCAGTTTGTTCACGTAAATATTTAATGGCCGCATTTGTTGTATAGAGTTTGTTCATATTTATCCCCTTTGTCTTTGCCATAATTGTCTTATCTGTTCGTAATACTTGAACGCATCGTCTTTGTTTTCAAAACGCACCGTCTGCGGATGTATATTGTCATTAGGTGCAGTTTTTAGAACCCGAACGATCCATTCGTTCTTGTGTAGAGTTGGGAAACTGAAATCAATAATCATCTCTGTTTCTCCTTAAACTGAATCTTCAACTGTGTTGTTGGGTTGAACGGTATAAGATAATTCTGACACACAGGACAGTATTCTTGTCCATGTTTAAGCGCTTTAAAACATGCGTCACACATCGTTATCCCCTTTGTTTTTCTTTCTGTTTTTGTGTAGCAAGTGGTGCGTTGTTTTCCCACAGCCAATCAAACTTTTTCAGGTATTCTTTCAGAGCGTCTTTCTTTTTCATTTTACATCCTTTTGTTCTGCTTGTTCGTGTATGTGCATATTCATTTTGCAATCTTTTGTTCTGCCGTTATTTGTTCTAGGGCTTTCTTTGCGTATTTTTTTACACTATTGTCTGGGTGTATAGAAAAATCTTTCAACGCATCAACAGCAATTTCCAGTTGCTTCTTTGTGCGGTCTAGTTCGTCTTGCAATCTTTTGTTGTGGTCTAGTGTTGCCAATGTTAATTGGTCTGATTGTTTATCTGTAATTTTCCAATTACTATCAAGTTTTTCACACAACTTTATTAACAATTCGTGTGTTACGTTATCGCTTACTGCCATTGTCATTTTATTCCCTCTTGTAAACAATATCGTCATCTGGTTTTACTGGTTCGCAACACTTATAATTGTGTCCTAAATCTGCGTTAAAATATGGATGTATTTCGTCTTCATCTATATCGCCAAGAATACCAATGTCGGCTTGTTTTTTATTATCAAACCAAAATCTACACAAACAACCAATCCACTTGCGTTGTTCTGCATAAGGGTCTGTTGGTGCTTTGCTACCGTCAATACACTTTGTACCATCAACATCAACCACGATTGCGTTCAATAAATCTATAATTTCGTTGATTTTATCTTGAATTATGTTTTCTAGGTGTTTGTATCCAGATGGTGTTTCTTCATAAACCTTCAATTTTTCAATCATTGTTATTCTCCTTTAATCTTCGCTGTTCATACAAAGCCATGCTATTAAAATTATTCCTAGTAATACCCAAAACATCTTTCTCTCCTTTTTTGTTATTTTACAGCCAAGTTTTCTTTTACTGTCAGTACAGCACCCGGTATGTCAGCACCGTTTTTCAGTGCTTCTTTTATTGCCATTTTATCGGGTGTGGTAGTTGTTGTTGTCCGCATGTATTCCGGTACATTAAAATCAGGGGACAACCAGACCGATGTGCTTTCGCGTGTGCCAATAGTAAACGTTCCTGTGGTCAGTTTCTTTTCGCCACTACGTTTAAGCATATCGGTCATGTATTGTTCAAGTCGCAACAATGCCTTTTCTTCGCGTTCTGCTTTTTCTTTCATGCGTGTTGCTTCGGCTTTTAATGCTGCGATATCTGATTCTTTGCGTGCGCGTATCTTGCATAATGCTTCAAGCCCATTTGCTATTGTATCGACTTTGGCCCGTATAAGATTATCCAGCGCAACATTATCGATTTCTTCTTCGCTGTATAAAATATCGTTGATTGCGTTTTCGATTAAATCGACTTCTTCGTACAAATGCATGTTAGGCCTCCGTCATCATGTCATCTAAAATTTCTTGTTTGCGTGCGCTGGCAAGCGGTATTAGATCATTGATATGCGGATTACCTTTCTGACTATTCAATATTTCCGAAATATCAGATAATGTTTTACAGCGACCCATTTCGCCCTTAAACGCATTTACAGACATCCAATCGTCTGCATAGCCAACAAACCCACCACCGTCTATTTCTTGTGCATCAAAGTGAATTTCTTTTGTGATTTTTTCAGTTTTAAGTGGGGTTTTAGATCCAAAGGTATAAACTGTCTTGCCTTTGCTATTAACGATTTCCAGCAGGGTTATTTCGCGTTTATCGTTGTATGCAATTTTGGATACAGAAAATGTATCTTTGGTATAATATGCGTCTTTGTTTTTGTATTTTTCAATTTTGGCATAATCAGCCGAGATCCAGATAAAAGGTGCAGTATATAATTCACGACCAATTCCCCATTTGAACCCAGCACGCTTAAACGCATCAGATGCTTCGCCTTTCTTTTCGTTGCCTTCGCCATCTTCACGTGATTCAATACCGCAATCTTGTTTCCAAACCCATTGTGATAATTTATCGAACCAAACCCCAATTTTGCAGTACATGTTGCCTTTGATTTCTTCGTATTCGCACTGCCAGTTTTCTGGGCCATAGGTTTCATCCAATAGATCCATGTCGGTACGTGCGGTCTTGTATAATAAAACAGCAATACCGTTATCTTTGACCTGTTTAACTTTAACTTCGATTTCGTTTGCGTTCAGTAATCTCATAATTGCCTCCGTTAGTCATTGTTTATCATTGTGTAAATTGCATATGCTGCACCGCCAAATAAAGCGATATAACCAAGTGCTTGTCCGAGTGTGTATGCGATAATTGTTCCGATTGTCATGTTTGCCTCCCTTTTTAGAATCTGTAAATAAATGATTGGTTTTGATCGTGCATTACTGCCAACGTTTCTTCGATGTATTTATCTTCGCATTCAGAAGAACAAAAGTGTTCGCAGTGGGAATGGATCATATTGTCAAAAAGTTCATATTTGCCACATTGTGAGCATACGGCCATATTATCCATGAACCAATCTGTTAATAATTCTGGAAGATGTTTGATTAGCGTAAGATCATCAGAACAACCGTCAATATATTTGATGGCGTTATCTATCTCTTCTTCTGTGGGATCGCGCTTAATTAACTTGCGTATTTCGTTTTCAATTATTCGTTTCATTTTATGCCTCCTTGATATTACGATATAAATATTACATCATTGATTATTACTAGTCAAGCAAAAAATAATAAATAATGTAATAAAAAAGCAAAAAACGATAAATATTGAAAAACTTTGATAAAAAAAATACCGCTATAATAGCGGTATCCGGTTAAAATATAGATATTTTATATTTCTTCAAAATCTTTTTTTGGCGCGTTAGTATTCCATTTTTTTAATTTGTTGATATATTTTATTATAAACTTTCCAACAAAATAACTATAAATTATTATCAAAGCCAATAAACAATAAACCTGTTCCGTTGAGGCAAAAACAAAAAATAAGAATACAAACACCAATAGTTTGTAGTACCATTTTAAGTTGGCGAGTGCTTTCCATAAATTATATATTATCTTAAATATTTCATTTATAAATTCGCTAGTTCCATGCAAAATATTAGATATAAGAGTAAAAAAATCTGGTAATAATTGTATTAAAATATAACCGAGTAATATACCCAAAGCGATTGTCCAAATCATAATATTATTTTCCTTTTGTGAACAAGTCGGAATTTACGGCCTGCAATGCAGATAATGTGCTTTTGATAAGAACGGCATCGCGACAATCTTTTGCTAGGAAATCTTTTGCAAGTTTTTTACGTTGATCGCCAGTTAAAGCAAGGTGTTTTTCAGATAAAAACTCGTCAATAGCAAGCATTATATCAAGAACAAGATCGTTTTCTGTATTTATAGTAATTTCGTCATTTGCAAATAGTGTAGCCACAGGTACATTAAATTCAGCGCAAAAACGGTTAATTACGTTTAATGGTATTTCGCTGCGCCCGGAAAGATAATGGTTTAATGATCCTTGTGAAGCTAACCCTAAACGAAATGCTGCTTGTTCTTGGGTAATACTTTTTTGTTTTAAGATTTGTTTCATACGAAGCCCAACAATTTGTGAATCTTTTGAAACTGGTGCGCCTGCCATATAAAATCCTTTGTTTTTAATATTATAAAACTATTGATTTTTATCTCAAATCAATCACTGAATATTTTTACTTGACATATTTTAATCAATAGTGTAATATTAGTATCGAAAAGGGAGGCAAGACGTGTTGCTGATACAGAATTTAGCGATATTTGGAAAAAATAATTGCAACGGCAATACGGATAAACTTGCTGACAAAAAGTTTGCCCGTAGGTAGTAATTCTACCACGGGTTTTTGTTTTGTCAAGTTATGACCGGCATTCCTTCCTTTTCTCTTGTAGCCGGTCACCAAGTTTCCGATGGGGTGGAAATCCAATCGCCACCCCAAAGGATCAAAAAAAGGATTGGATGTAAAAAAACGAAGGATTGGAAACAATGAAACTATTTATAGATACAGAATGGCACGATATGATCCAAGATTTACCAGCGGACAAACAAATCGAAATAATGCGTGCTATACTTGCGTTCCCAAATGGTAATTCAGATACACATATCTGGAACAAAATTATTAGACCGCAATTAGAACAATCTGCAAAATTATACAAAGAAAAATCAGATAGATTTGCTGAAAATCGTAAAAAAAGATGGCAACAGAAATCTGAACAGATATGTGAACAGATATCTGATAAGAAATCTGAACAGATTTCGAACAGATATCAAAATGTAAATGTAAAAGAAAATAATTCTAGAAATAATAATAATAATATATCTACTACGCGCGAAGAAAAAAATCAAATTGAAAATCAAATTGAAAACAAAGCCAAAGTTCATAATGCATTAGAAGTTTTTGGCAATGCTTTTAAGGCTACGGATGCTGTTGTTGGTATTTTTGATAGACCTGATGGATCACAGCGCGAAGGCATCCAAATTAAAAATCCACATTTAATGGCTTTTGTTAAACACCGCTTTGATAAAAAGACGCTGGAAAAAGTTAGTGATTGGGCAATAGATCACAACCAGCGTGGCCATACATACAACGCAACATCGTTATTAAAACTGTTATGCAAGTTTCAAAGCAATATTGAGCCATCAATCAATTTTAACCACGTTCAATCGGAATATTTGACGTTTGAACAACAACGCTAGGAGGCAAAACATGAAAGAAGAAAAGGTAAAATTAAGAGTATATTCAACATCTGGGCCAGCATGGCAACCAGTAAAAGACGGTCAGCCATACAACAGGTGGGTGGGCACAATTCAATACAGCAATGTTGAACGTGTGATATTTGGGCAACGTTACACAGTGACGGTAGTAGGCGACACCAAAGAAGAAGTGGAAAAACAGTTAGATAAGTACATTATCGGCGAAGTCGTTGATGTCCCTGTGAACAGTATAAATCCACAACCAATCATAGGGGGGAGAAATGCCAGCACCACAAGATAGAGTTATTTTAGACATTTCATTCCGTAACTTTGAATATGCAATCAATGCATGTTTGGAACGCTGCAATACCGAAGCAGATAGTGCGCGTTTAACAAGCGAGATATTACGTGTTATGAAAATACGCGAAAACAAAGAAAATACATATCGCAATAAAACACGTGCCATGGCACAAGCAAGAAAGTCGAGGTGGTAAAATGTATTTCACACAAAGCAACATAGATAATGCAAGCATTTGGTGTGGGAAGCAATTAGCAACCATCAAAGGCATTGCAAAAGACGGGGTGGATATAGACATCCGCCCACATAAACAACAACGATCCAATGAGCAAAATAGATTCCTGATGGCAATACTTGTTGCGCTGGTGCGATTCCACCACGAAACAGGTTTTTTGCCACAGGGGTTGTCCGCATGGGCTATGCGCACGGACATATTGAAAGAGTTTTACAAAGCACGTTTTGGGGTTGTAGCGACATCCAAGTTATCCAAAGTGGATTTTGGAAAGTTTATAGACAACATCCAACAATCGCTTGTTATTGAGAGCAATGGCAAATGGGAAGTGTTAGAACCAGATAGCGCATATTTACGTTCGTTATATGAACAAGGGGGTATGAGATGAAAGAGTGGCACGACACTATTTTTAATTCGTTTTACGGCCCAAACAACGCATTAAGAGTTATTATACGTGAAGACCTTAAACAAATACATAAACACGATCATTTGCGTAATCCAAAACCACGCACTTATGGCCCAGCTAAAAGGAAGAGAGTATGAAAATATTATCACTTTTTGACGGAATATCGTGTGGCAGAATTGCCTTAGAACGAGCAGGAATACCTGTGGAAAAATACTATGCCAGTGAAATCGATAAGTATGCAATCCAAGTCACACAGAAAAACCGCCCAGATACAATACAGGTTGGAGATGTCACAAAACTGAATTACCTTGAATTACTGGATATAGATATGGTTATTGGCGGAAGTCCTTGCCAAGATTTATCCATAGCAAAACAAAATCGTGAAGGTTTACGTGGTACAAGATCTGGTTTGTTCTGGAAATATGTGGAAGCATTGGAAGTTATCCGCCCAAAATGGTTCTTGTTAGAAAATGTTGCCAGTATGCGAAACGAAGATAGAGATGCAATTACTGAAACTTTGAAACGCATATACCCAGAAACAGAGTGCATAATGATAAACTCTGCATTGGTATCTGCACAGCAGAGAAAAAGATACTACTGGACAAACTGGCACGTAGAACAACCACAAGACAAAGGTATTTTGCTGAAAGATATTTTGGAAGCTGGCTATGGCTGCGATGTTGAAAATCAAGGAAAAGAATTATGTAAAACGGTTGATAAAACACAAACTTTGATGGCACGTGATTATAAAGGTTTTGGCAACCAACGGATGACTGGTGTTGCAATGCCTGTTCCAGAAGCAACCAAGAAAGGATATACAGAAATAGATCAAGGAAATTGTGTAGATTTAACACAGATGTCATCAAAAACTAGACGTGGCCGCAATATGAAAGACAAATCAAACTGCTTGACAGCAGGCGAATGTCAATTTTATCAGTATATGACACCAATACGCATTGGCGAACTTGACGGACTCGGCAAAGGACAAGCCAACCGCATATATTCTGTTCGTGGCAAATCTGTATGCTTAAATGCAAACGGTGGTGGTGGCGGTGCAAAGACAGGATTATACAAGGTTGACCTGCCAGATGGCGATTATATAATCCGCAAATTAACCCCAGTAGAATGCGAAAGATTACAAACATTACCAGACAATTGGACAGCAGGTGTCAGTAACACCCAACGATACAAAGCAATCGGCAACGGTTGGACAGTTGATGTGATTGCTTGGATATTCAGCCAGATACCAAAAGGAGAATAGTATGAAACAGACAGAACATTCTTTGCAGAAGCAGATTGTGCAGTTGTTTCGCACAATGGGATTCAAGGTCTTTGTTTTGGATGCGGTTACAGGTGTTGGGTATTTCCGCCAAGATGATAAAAAGCGTTTTGCTTTCTTGGCTGATCTTAAAGCGCGTGGATATACCAAAGGGCAACCAGACTTGTGCATAGTGCGCAACAAGATTTGGTTTTTGGAATTAAAAAAGACAACCAAGTCGCACATAGGTGCAGAACAGAAAGACATGCAGGATTGGTTACATGAACACGGACATAACGCAGCGATCATCAGCAGTGTTGATGAAGCGTTGCGTATAGCAAACAACCCGTTAAATTAAGGAGGCGAGCAAAATGAAAGGAAAGGAAATCAGCAAATGTGCTTATTGTGGTAAGAAGCCAACAATAATTCGGTTGCCGGGCGATTTATTTTATGCGCAGTGTGTGCATGAAAAACAAGGTGCATACGATTATCTAGGTATCACACGCAACCAATGTATAGATATCTGGAATAAAGCACAGTATTCATTGGCAAAATATCAGAAGGAGGGAAAAGATGAATTATGTTAAATATCCGGAATTACAGGGTTGGTTTAAGGAAGGTCTTTTTCAAAAACGCCAATTCAAAGGCGAAAAATGGACAGCCGGCATGCAGATGTGGTATGTGAACAAACTGCGCGAAAAGTATTTTGCTAATGGTGGCGTTGGTTGTATTTGGAATGTTGGTAATGTTGGTCGCGGTTCAGACGTGCCGTTTCTTGAAAAATGCGGATGGGTAAAAGCAAAAATACGCCATGGGTTTATCGAGATTGAAAATAGAGATATGCGCATACCAATTATGGCCATGCTGTTATCAGACATGCAACCACTGCCAAAGGCACATGATGTAGCAGATTTATGCAATATGGCATGGGAACAGTTTAAGTATGATTTTTCAAAGGGCTTATTTGAAATGTATAAAGCAAAGGTGGGCATCTATGTATAAATATAATTTGAAATGTAACCCCGAGTTAGCAAAGGAACGCCACCGCCAACAGAACAGAGAATGGTATAAACGGAACAAAGAACAGAGAATGGAATATCAAAGGGAATATCGAGCAAGACGAAGAGGCGAAATAAGAACAATAACTTATATCACAGAAATACATGATTACAACAAAATGATAGAATCATTAGAATCGTTAAAACAAAGGGGAATGTTATGATTTGTTTTTTTATATTGACTTGTGTTATACTTGCGTTGTTATGGCATAATACCAACAAAGGATGATTAAAATGTTTAAAATTCAAAAGTTAAGTGAGTTTGAAAAAGGTTATATGCAAAAATCTGGAACGCCAGAAAATCATGCAGAGATAATACGCACCATAAATCTGCTGATTGATATGGTTAATTCACAACAAAAGGAAATTGAAAAACTTTCATTGCAAATCCAAGAGGTACAAAATGCGTAAAGTAATTATATCAATGCCAAATTGCCAAAAGTGCGAAATGTTAAAGACACAATGTCCAGATGCAGAAATTATTGTTGCAGATCCAAACGATCTATTACAGTTTGCACGTATAGCCAAAATCCAATCTATGCCATTTGTGGTATGTATTGGTGAACCACACGAATTATCGGAAGTATTAAAATGATTATAACAAAACCACCTTTTGTATATTGGCACTGGGGTATTTTAATCATGGTGCTAATATTGCTTTATTTTATAAATTGAATCGGATATTTTTTTTTGTGGTAAAAATGGAAAAAGTGTCTATAATAACTCATATACTAGCAATAGTATTGTATAAAAGGTTACACATTTTCTGAATCACAGAGTTTCGTTTTGTGGATTTGCCTCCTTAAAACGATGACCGTCAGTTTTACTGGCGGTTTTTTTGTTGCGTCAAACAAACATGTCACACACATTTTCATGGTTTTTCCTTTCATAATAGGGCATTACGTCTGGCGCAACAAATTTTATGGGGTGGTGTTGTGTAACCGGATGCCACCCCGCCTATAAAACAAAAAGGTTACACAATGCAAAACAAACAAATTGTAAAACAAATCAAAGATGCGGTTAAAGTTATTGGTTCAACGCTTGGCCCAAACGGTAAACTGGTTGCGATCACAACAGAAAACCCAAACACACATACAAGTGAAACAATATTAACCAAAGACGGATACAAAGTATCGCAAAGCATAAAAGACACAAGCGCAGGCGCGAACTTTGTTAGACAAGTATGTAAACGTCAAGTGCGTGAAGTTGGCGATGGAACGACATCTGTTGCTGTGTTATTGGCACACTTGGTTGATTATTCATTGAAAGATTTGTTTGCTTTGCAGAAATACGAAGAACCGCTGAAAGAATACTTAGATAAGGTTGCGGTTAAAAAGATAGACAAAGAATCATTGTTTAATTTAGCAATGGTTTCTTCCAATGGCGATGTAAAAATATCTGACACTGTTGCGACAGTTGTTGGTAAGAACGGCAAAGACGGACATTACATTGTTGAAGAACGTGATCAGGACGGAATAACAAGCGAACAGATACGCGGTTACGTATTAGACAGCGGTTATTCCAACCAAGCATTTGTAAACACAAAGACAGGTGTTGAAATGGTTAATCCTGTGGTGTTTATCAAAGATTACATGTCTTTGTCAGATATTGCACCAGTTGCAAGCCAAGCGATGCAAGAAAACAGACCTTTCTTGTGTATAGGCCAATGCGATGAACAGGCATTAGCATCATTGGTTGATAATCACATCAAAGGCGTTGGACAGTTTTGCAATATTGCATTGTCGGCAGTTGGAAACAAACGCGCAGATTTGGTTGCGGATTTGACGGTATTAGCACCACATGTCAACAAAGTGCATATTACACGCAGAATGGCGACATTTGAATATGATGAAAGCGCGGAAACAAAGCAATTAGCCAAAGCGATTGAAAACGAAAGCAAGACATTATCTGGTGCTGAGAAAGCATGGTGCAAAGAAAGATTAGCACGTTTAGAAAGCAAAATTGCGAAGATATATGTTGGTGCTGAAACAACCGCACAGATGGTTGAAATAAAAGACCGTTTAGAAGATGCGATTCTTGCGGTCATGCAGGGATTTGATGGTTTTGTTCCGGGCGCAGGGAAAGCATTAAGTGACTTTGCGCCCACACGTCACAAAGTTTGGAACGTAATACGTGAAAAGGTTGGCATAAAAGATGTGCCAGCAACGGTTATTGAACCTGCAAACTTGGTATATCAGGTATTTAAGACAGCGGTAGAACAAGCAATCTTAATCAAAAGGACATGCCATGCAATATAAAGTATTACGTGATTTAGTCCAGATCGAGATATTACCGGACAAAGATGCATTTGATATATCGGATTTGCAATTTGCAAAGGTTATAGCCAAAGGCGACAAATGCAGTAAGGAATACAACGTTGGCGACATTGTGGGCTTTATTAAAAAGACCGCATACGTTGGCGAAGGTATAACGTTCATTTTTGATGAAAACGTATTGATGGTGCGTAAATGACAGATTTGGAATTAAAAGAATATCTGTTTAACACGAACCAGCAGTTGTTAGATGAATCTGTTACGGCAGACGATTTATTGCGCCACAACAGCAACATAGACCATCTGCGAGATCGCGAGCAAGACGAAACGATAGACAAGATGGTTCGCGGTTTATATGACAAGAGCAAGATAAAGCAAAATCTTACTGGTAGATTTAGATTTGCGATGCGTTTACATGGACGTGTATATCCAGAGAAATTAAAACGATCAGCAGCCGAAAGGTTGTTGATTAAGTATGACGAATAAAAACAATCACAGGTTACATTATGGCAGAAAAAGATTTCTTTGATTCTGATGATATCAGAGTCAGGGGTGGCATTGACATGCACCCACAATTTTATTGGCGCAGTATATACAAACGCGAAAACGACAATTTTGAGATATTGCCATTTATGCGTATTAACAACAGCGACACAGGGCGTGCGGATTGGATGGACATACAAGTTACCCAAGCGCACCAGATACGTTATCGCTCTGCTTGGGATGAATTTAACAAAAAGCAAGATTTGCATCGCAAGGAATACAGCCGTGATGAAATGATGAACATCCAGCAGTTCCGCGACAAGATAGATTATTACAAGACGAAGATACGTTTACCGGAAACACATCCTGAATACTGGCCATTGTTAAGTGATTTTAGCATACGGCTAAATCCTGAGGACATTGTTAAGTTAAACAGTTTGGATGGTATTACGCAGGATGTAATAGACACACCGAAGAAAGATACGAATGACAAGATTTTGGACGCGTTATCTGTCATTGCGGACAAATTGGACAATTTAGACAAACGCGTCACAGAGATTGAAAACAACTAAAAACAAAAAGGTTACAGATGGAAAACGAAAACAAAGACATTAACAGCATAGTTGAAGCAGCGTTTGAAGCGGAAGAAAAAGCCGTAGAAGAAACACCGGTTGGAACAGAAGAAAAGGTTGCTGACGAAAAACCAGTGGAAGAAGCCAAAGCCGAAACCCCTGCGGAAGAAAAAGCACCGGAATCGGAAGAAAAGGTTGAAGAAAAACCGGCCGAAGAAGAAAAACCTGCTGATGAACATGTTACAGCACCAAAGCAAGTCCGCAAAGATTTTGCAGATAGCCATTGGAAAGATTTAGATGCTGACACAAAAGAAGAGTTTACACGTTTATCATCTGAAAACGAACGCAATTATTTACGCGCAGCCGAAGCAGAACACAATGCAAAGCAGATGCGTAAAACATTAGAACCGGTACAAGGGTATATATCCGAAGTTGCATCACAGAGCAACATACCTGAAAACGAAGTTATACGTAATTGCGTAGATATTATTCAAAAATTAAATGACAACCCAACATTAACAGCAAGACAAATGATTGCTGGTGGTATTATTCGATTTGAAGATCCTGTTGCGGTTATCAACGAAATTGCAAAGACATATCAGATTGATGTTAAGGGCGACATGACACCACGCGACATCCCTGCGAATTATTATACAGCAAATGCACAGGCGCGTTATGAAGCAAGACAGGCAAAATACGTTAAACCGGAAGAAGATACTGTTGATACATACGTACAAGATTATGTAAACAACACACCGGGCATTAAAGCATTATTGGATGACCCAAATGTAAGCGAAAAGTTCTTGCGTCAAATTAAAATGGAACGCGCAGCAGATCCAAATGCATCAGATATTGCTGTTATAAACAAAGCAGCCGAAATGTTTGAATACGCTATTGCACCAAAAGCAATACCAGTTGAAGAACCAAAGCCAACTCTTGCAGAAAAGAAAATGGCGAAAGTTGTTAGCCCGACAGCAAGCAACCCAGTAGAACAAGCACCTGTTAAAAAAGAACCATTGACACCAGAACAATCAGTACGTGAAACACTGCGTGCAATGGGATTAGACGACTAATTTGCAATATAGAGGTGGGGTTATGGCAAACGAACAGAACCTGATCCCAGCAAACAAATTAAGCCAGAGTGAACTCAGAGAGATGGGTCGCAAAGGCGGTATTGCATCGGGAGAAGCACGCAGGGCAAAGAAAACAGCGGCAGAATTTGCGCGTTTAATACTAGAACAACAGGTTACAGACGTTTCTGAATATGATTATGGCGCAGTGCCAATCAGTGAAGCGACAGTTGCAGAATTGATTATGGCTGTACATGCTAATAAAGCCATGAAAGGCGATAAAGAATCTGCAAAGTTAGTGTTAGAAGCATCAAAAAGCGACAAACAAGCAACAATGCTTGGCGGTTTCAAATTTGTTGTTGAACCGGGGGATAGTGAAATATGATTACATTAACCCCTGAACAAGAAGCCGATAAACAACGTAGAATTACCCTATTTGACAACATGTTCAAGCAGAATAATGATGCTAGACGGTTGTTAATATATGGTGGTTCGCGTTCAAGTAAGACGTTTCGTTCGTTGCGTAAGGTATTAAAGCGAGCAGTTTATTATCCGGGATCACGTCATTTAATTGCCCGTGATACATTTACGGCTTTACGTAATGCGATAATACTGGACACAATGCCAAAGATGTTGCGTTTATATTATCCGCAATTATTTCAGCATTGGAACAATGGCGGTATGAATAACAGCGTAAACATATTCACATTGCCAAATGGTTCAGAATTGCATTTTAGAGCCATAGGAAACGAACAAGAAGTTGAAAAGTTACTTGGTACTGAATACGCAACAATACTGATTGACGAAGCATCAGAAGTCAATTACGAAGCATTACAAAAGTTGCGTACACGTCTTGCGCAAAAGGTTGCACGATACGACGATCCAAACAAGTTTATTAAACTGTTGGAAATTGTTATTGAGAATCCACCGCACAAAGGCCATTGGACGTACAAAGAACACTTTTTGTTTCAATCGCCACTTGATCCAGACAAAAAGTTAAATCAGGACATATATGCGAACGTACGCCTTAATCCTTTGGATAATCTGGAATATTTACCAGACGATTATATTGACAGTTTGAAAGAATTGCCAGCACACGAGCAAACGCGATTCTTATATGGCGAATTTGGGGAAGAAGCACGCGGTGCAGTTTTAGCGACAGAGTTTGCTAAATACCCAGATAACATACGCAACAACATCAAATATGATGACAGATATCCAGTATATACCGCTTGGGATATTGGACATACAGACGCAACGGCAATTTGGTTTTATCAGTGGATTGATGGACGCGTTAAAGTCATCAATTACATGGAAGATACGTTAAAAGCATTGCCCTACTGGGTTGACCAGTTAAAAAGCAAAGATTATCGCTATGATACGGTATTCTTTCCACATGACGGTGCAAATACCGAGTGGGCATACGGCAATACACGTGTTGCCAGAATGCGTGAGTTAGGTTTTAGTTGTGTGGTATTACCGCGATTGTTGGAACAAGAACAAATCGACATAGCACGTTCTATGATTCCGATAATAGACATAGACAAAGACCTACAACGCGGTATCGATTGCATATACAACATGCGATATGATTACAAAGACGGCATGTTAAACACAAAGAACATAGTCCATGACGAATATTCGCACGGTGGCAAAGCATTTTTGTATATGTGCATGAGCATTTACAAAGACCGCGATGAAAAGCGTATCTTAACCGATAAAGAAAAGCGCGAAAAGTTACAAGACAAAATGGTTATCGATGTCCGCAAGGGTATTGAAGCCAATCGCCAGCAATTAACTGACGATGAAGATTTAACCGAGGTTACAAATGCAGATAGTTGGTACTGATAATCCGTTATTTTTCAAAGCAGCAGCAGTTATGCGTGAATATTTACCGCATATTGAGTTCTTACCACACTGCAAGATTGTGTTTGATGACGGCAGATATTATGGCTTGATTACACCAAATGGCAACACGGTTAATTATGATCACGTGATACTGGATAAGATGGTATGCAATCCAGAGATAATATTTATCATTATCACGACAATATTTAAGTTTGGTTCAATTGTTAACACGTTTATAGACAAAGACAATGTGAACGCACAAAGATTTGTCCGCGGTATCGGATTTACAAACACAGGATACTTGCGACAAGAACCTCAACCATTAGCGATATGGTCGATGACGATAGACGAATGGCAGGAAAACAAAATCAGAAAACATTTTATAGAACAAACACAAAAACCCGAAGAACCACGTTAGGTTTAGCGTGAAACAAAGTAAATCGAAGTAGTAAGCCGTGCATTTATGCACATTGATTAACATTGGATTTACACATAGGAGTTTAATTATGGCAATAGGAAATCCAAATTTCGGGAATTTGTACTCAACAGCAGTAGATAATTACACAGATTCCTTGAAAGACAATTACACAAAAAATTCTAAATTGTTGGAATTTTTGAAAAAAGCAGGCAACGTCAAAACAGAAGATGGCGGTGTCGAAATCTTACAAAACTTGGAAATCGCAGAAAATGGTGCTTACAACCGTTATGACGGTGCACAAGCATGGGATTTGGAATCCAAGAAATTTGCAACAGCAGCATCTTTTGCTCGTAAAAAAGTTGCAGTTACAATGGTTGTTACCGGTTCTGAATTGATGGCAAACGAAGGTAAATCACGTATGATTGACTTGATTGCTGCTAAATTGAAAAACGGTGCAAAAACATTGCAAAACGGTTTGGCCGCTGATGTTTATTCTGACGGTTCTGACGCATTGCAAATTGGCGGTTTACGCTATTTGGTATCTGATACACCATCTTCTGGTGTTGTTGGCGGAATTGATCCATCTGATTCAGATAACACTTGGTGGAGAAACTACAAAGGCACTTGCACATTTGGTACAGACAGCGCAGTTGAAAAATTGAACGAAGCTATCTTGAGCACAACTCGTAACAACGATGCACCAAAAGCAGTATTCGTAGACAATGCTTGGTACACAAATTATTACAAAGAATTGCAAGCACAACAACGCTTTGTTTCGACAGAAGGCAAAGGTGGTTTCTTAGAATTGGCAATCAACGGATTACCAATCTTCTGTGATCAAGGTATCGCGGCATCGACAATGTCTGGTGCAATCCCAACAAATCATGCTTATGTCTTGAACACTGATTTCATCTATTTACGTCCACACGTTCGCCGCAATCCTGCGAAGAAAGAACGCGTAAATAGCATCAACCAAGACCTTTACAGCGAAGCATGGTTGTGGGCTGGTAACATGACTACATCTGGCCGTGCATTCCAAGGCGTGGTTGTAGGTGCTTAATCAATTAAAAATATAAACATAGGAGTATTAAGATGGCATTTACAACAATTAACTTAACTCAACCAGTTGCCAAAGAAGAATTGGCAGCATACGGTGCAAAAGCAGGTCAACACGATTGCTATCGTGATGGTATTGCAGTGTTTGCAGTAAATACTGGTGCTTCCAGCATTTCAGCAGGTACAGTTTATATCACAGCAACAGGCGAATTGAAAGGTTCAACTGCTAGCGGATATTTGGTTGGTAAAACTTTGGCAGCATGCCCAGCCGGTGACGGTATTTACGTCATTGTGCAAGGTATTGTACCGGGTTCAACACCTGCATATATTGCATACACAATTGCTTCTTAATTTTAATTAAGGACAAGTCAGGCGGTTTGCCCGTTCCGTGATTAAAAACGGGCACACAATTCAAAAACAAACACCCATAAACAACCACATTAACGATTTAATTCAGTGCGGTTATTTATGGGCTTTTTTATTTTTATAAGGGTAAACAAATGACAGTAAAAGAGATTTTAGATTCAGTTTTAACACGTGAAGGATTGTATAAAAACATACCAAATCCATTTGCATCAACTGATTTGATTGTGCAGGAAAACATCCGTGTATTAAACGAATTATTAGAAGATATTGTTCATAAAAACAGTTTGTCAGAATTGTTGAAAGAAGTTGAGTTTTCAACTTATTCACAATGGGCAACAGGAACATTATATAACGTTGGCGACATTGTTTATAGCGGTAAATATCGTTATGAATGCATGGTTGCTGGTACAGCAACAGATGATCCGGCAAGTTTAGGTTTAACGCCGGGAAACATGGGTACAGGTAGCGATAGTATTACATGGAAATGCTTAGGCGATTGGAATCAATATCCATTTGCGATGCTTGCACCAGATTGCGCTGGGGTTGATACAGGCACAATGGTAAATATGAACCAACGTGTGCCAATGCAGGCTGTAAATATGCATCAGTGGATGGTATTAAAAGCATCGAGTGTTGCAGTTGGAACAACCGGTATATTCACAATACGCGACAAATCAATTTATATCTTTCCGGGTTTAGCAGATGGCACAAAGATTAGTTTCTTGTATTACACAATGTTGCCAGTTGTCGCATCAGACGGCACAACAAAAGCCAAATTCGACAACAGTACTGATACCTGTTTAATCCCAGATCAGATTCTGTTATTAGGGACAGTTTACAGATATTTAAAAGATAAGGATGTTGGTAACTGGGGAGAAGTTGAAAAAGAATTTGATGAAACATTAAAACAACACGAAGCGCAGGGTCAAGCACCACAGCAAATTGATTTAGCAGGTGGCGCAATGCGTAACGTAAGCAATTATAGCGATGGGAATTGGTATGTCGGATAGAATAACATTGCCTTTGTATCAGGTGGGGTGGTCAAGCGAAGCACCCCTTGCAGATAAGGGCGCAGGACATTTATTATCATGTAAAAATTATGTGATAAAACAAAACCTTCTGGATTCACGCAAAGGATGTTTACCTATATCTTTTGTTGACGGGGGTGGAGATCCTTTAACTTTTAGCAAGCCAATTAAAACACTTATTCCATTGCAAGAATACAACATGTTAATTGTTGCTAGCGATGATACAATTTACGTGTTTGAAAAAGTGGCTGGTGTTTATACATTACAGAAATCACTAGGTGGTTTTAGTGGTAGCGAATGGCGTTGGGCATATATGAACCATCAAATCATTATGGTCAATGGTTTAGACAATGCACAGCAGATATTCGTTACAGACTATGGGTTAGTCACACAAGACGTAACAATACAAGATTGGGCTGTTACAGATGCACCAAGCAAGGTATTTGATTGGGTCGCAGTATTAAACGCACAGGTTGCAGCTGGTTATGGTAACGACTTGTCTGCGTGGTATTTGCCAGTTGGTTATGTTCAAGGTGCAATGAAAGAATTTGACATTGGGCAATCAGCAGGAACACCAAAGAAAGGCGGAAGCATAATTGGTGGGTTTAATATCAACCGTGATGCTGGCATGTCATTAAATGCGTACATTGGCTTTATTACAAACCAAGGCGAAGCGATTGTTTACACAGGAAACGATTTAGACGATCCAAGCAACATTGTGTTCAATGGTGTGTATCAAACAGGTTATCCTTTGGGAAAAACGCCATTTATTAACTGGTCTGGCGATTTAATCATAATGACTAACAAAGGATTTATCTCTGCGCATAGTATATTTGCAAACGGAGAAAACCAAAACGGCCAATTTATATTCAGCCAGCGTATAAACACATGGCTGTTAGATCAAGCAACTAAATTTGGTACGTATTCCGGATTTATGGGATTGGTTGTTCCAAATGAAGATTTTGTTTTATTCAATATTCCACAAGGTGGCGAAACATTTGTTCAGTGTTGTATGAATATCACATCTGGTAAATGGTCGATGTTTACAGATATTAACGCATACACAATGTGTGTAGCGGACGGCAAGTTATTATTTGGTATGGCAGACCATGTAGCAGAATATACTGAGTCAGCATCTGATCCATCAGTAATACCTTTGGAAATTTGGACATCCTACACAAATTGTGGTTCTGACTTGCTTAAACGTTTGAACTTTATTCAAATCAGACATGCAAGTTCCGACAAAGTTAATTTAGGTTTTTCAGTATATAAAGATTTTGAAAACCAAGCATATTATAACTGGGTTGATACAAGTGATGTGCCAGAAAGTATTGGCGAATCTGGTTTTTATTGGTCAAACGATCCTAATGCTAATGATCCAACACCGGGAACAGCACAATGGGATATTATTCCTGTTGATACCGTGGCAACCTATTCTGACTTAACGGGGTATGATACCTCAGGATTACAAGAAGATGATGTTATCAGTGTAGAATCAGACTCAAATCATGATAATGAGCAATCTTACTATAAATGGTCTGGTGGCACATGGGTATACATCGGATCGGTATTAGAATCAGAATATTGGTCAGGTGGATTTGATAATTTAACTGCATCTGCTGATACGTATTCTGCATCAGGTTTAGGTCATAATTTCAGCATCAAAATCGTAACAAAAGTCAAAGGAATTAAACATCAAGTAGTGGATTTGATGTTGTTATTTAACACAAGCAAAACAGCAATTTAATAAAAAGGGTAAAAACATGGGAGTTATATCATTACCGCAATCAATGGAACAGGATCGCTTAAATCAAATTAAAGCGAACAGCGTTCACGTTGATGAAAACTTTAACACATTGTTAAATGCAGTAAATCGTAAATTGGAAATAGACGGTTCTATTGTTCCAACAGCTGATTTACCAATGGGATCACATAAAATAACGGGTTTAGCAACGCCGACATTATCAGCCGATGCTGCTACCAAAGGTTATACCGATAGCGCATTGGCTTTAAAAGCTAATTTAGCGTCCCCAACATTTACAGGTACACCAAAAGCACCAACTCCAAGTACAACTGATAATAGCACAACAGTTGCCACAACAGCATTCATGGTTAATGTGTTGCAAACCCTCTATCCAGTTGGCGCGGTATATATTGGGACACAAGTATCTTGTCCGTTAGCAACATTGATACCCGGATCTACATGGGAACAAATAGAAGGAAGATATCTGTTAGCAAGTGGAACTATTGCTGGAAGTCTTGAAGTTGCAGGTGCCGGATCGTATGTTTCAGCCGGATTACCAGATATTAACGGGACAGTTGGACAAGTGGATTTTTCGGGCGCTAGAAGTTTCACAGGTGCGTTTTATGAAGTTTCGTCACCTGCTGGCAATACTGGTGCAACGCATGCTGGTGGAACAAGAACAACATTTGGTATTGCTGCACATCTTGCTAGTTCTATTTATGGCAACAGTACAACCGTTAGACCAGCAGCATATGCAGTTAATGTATGGCACAGAACAGCATAGTTTTTTTATAGGGGTGTAAAACATGGCACAGAAAAAGCAAGAATACTGGCAGAAACAGTTAGAAACTGCCTATGCGAATCCTATTTATAAAAAATGGATTAAAACGTCTAAAAATATTGCTAGACGTTATCGCAACCAAGCATTTTTATCAGATAATACACGCAAAAAAGCCGATTTAGATGGCGATTGCAAGGGTTATAACTTGTTGTATCGCAATGTGTCCGTGCGTTTGCCGTTCATATTGCCTTTTATTCCAAAAATACAGGTTGACCGTACAAATCGTGATGATGATCAGGTTGCACGTGTTGCATCTATGATACTGGAACGTACAACACAAAAGTTAACTGAATGCCCACAGTTCAAACGTGCATTATCATACGCTAAATTAGATGCAGAATTGTCCAACTTTGGTGTTATTTGGGTGTCTTATAAACCATATTACACTGATGGCGGTTTCTTAAAAGAAGATGTTACATTTGATTACGTAAGCCACGAAGATTTTATATGGCAAAAATCAAAACATTGGGATGATTGCGGTTGGGTTGCAAGACGTTTACGCATGACAGAAGCCGATGTTAAAAAACAATTCCCAAATATTCGTTTGCCAGAAGATTTAACAGACGATGAATTGGACGAAGTTCTTAAAACAGGCCTTATTGACGAAAAAGACCGCGAAGATAAGACAATTTCCGTATATGAAATATGGGACAAATGGGATCGTAAAGTTTACATATTCCACCCAACATACAAAAAGATTCTTGCAACATACGATTATCCGTACGATATCGAATTTCCATGTGCAAGACCATTGTCTTATGACGAATTTACAGATAGTACAGTACCAGTAAGCCGTCATGCACAATATTTAGCACAGTATGAAGCAGTTGACACTATCAACAAACGCATAACAAAGATAAAAGATGCGTTGCGTGTTGCCGGTGGTTATGATGCAAGCATACCTGATTTTGGTAAATTATTCGATGCAGATAACGATAACAATTTGGTTGGCTTGAAAAACACCGAAAAATTAAACGGTAAGCCACTTGAAAGCGTTATTTGGATGTTGCCACAGGATAACATCGCAACTGCGCTGGAACGCCTTAAAATCGTTCGTGACGAATACATCAGCGATATACAAAAAGGTTTAGGTATATACGATGTGTTGGAAGGCGACACAAAGGCACAAGAAGCATACGGCACAAACCGTTTGAAAGGGTCTTTTGGCACAATGCGTTTACAAGATGACCAAAAAGATGCTATTTACTTTGTACAAGACACAATCCGTATTGCATGCGATATTATCTGCCAAACATTTGAACCATTATCGTTGTTGGCATATTCCACAATAGAATATACAGAACAAAACCCAGAATTGATAATTCAAGCATTGGATTTGTTACAAACAGACCGTTTGAAAAACACACGCTTGACAATCAGTTTGGAAGATGTGCGTTCATATTACGATAGCGAATATAAAGCGAACATATCTGAATTGTGGAGTAACGTATTCCAACAATTACAAGCAACCAGTGCAATGGTACAACAAATACCTGAAATGGCGATAATTGCAAAACCTGCGATTATGTCCATGATACGTGGTTATAAAGTTGGTGCGTTTGTTGAACAGCAAATGGAAGAAGCGATTGATAAGGCGATTGAAGCCTATCAACAACGTATGGCACAACCACAACAGCCAGATCCATTGATGTTAAAAGCACAAAACGAACAAGCTAAGATACAGTTAGATTCACAGAAACTGCAATTGGAAGCACAGAAAACAGGTGCTGAATTGCAGAATACATCTATGAAAGATAAAACTGCCTTGGCATTAGAAAATAAACGCGCTGATGCTGAAATTGCAAAGATAATCAGCGATACAGAAATCAACAAAGCCAAATTAACAATCATGAAACAGGATGCAGACCGCAAGGAACGCGAATTAGATGCTGAAATAAAATTGGCATTGTATGGCGCGTTACATCCAGAAGCAGTTGTTGATACCAATTTGGGCAGTATAGCATAAGGGGTAAGAAATGGGAAATAAACCGAGCGCACCAAAATATGATACAAATGCTGCGTTGGCTGAACAAAATCGTTTGAACCAAGCGGCAGGTTATCAGACATATGCAAATGTAAACAGCCCTCTGGGTGGTTACAGTGTATATGTTGATCCTCAGACGGGTAAAATGACGGTCAACAAAACATTATCAAAAAATTCATTGTTAGCACAACAGATGCAAGCAAATGCTTTATCACGTTTTGTTGCAGATCCACGAGCGGCAACGCAAGCATATTACAACAGCCAAATGGCGTATGTACAACCACAGTTTGATGCGCAAATAGATGCAGCAAAATCCAGTATGGCAAATCGTGGTATAGCTATGGGATCAAAGACATGGAACGAAACATTGGCTGCAATAGAAAACGAACAAGACAAAGCCAAAACAGCTATGTTAAATAACGCAATGTTTAATGCCCAAGATTATCAAAACAATATCCTTGGACAAGCTGAAACAGCGGGTAGCATGGTTATTGATCCACAGTTAATCGCAGGTGCACAGGGTGCAGGATTAGAAAACACGTACGATAAAAAGTGGCAGAACAAACAAGACAATTATAAAACACAAATGGCGCGTTACAACGCAAAT